CCGAGATTGCGGAGGGTCTCAGAAGTTTCAGTTAGGGTAGTCATTATATCGGGGAGAGTAGTTCGCAGAGTCGCAGTTGACGACTCAAGGTTATCCATAGAGTTCTCTAGTTTTTGGCGTGCCAGGTCGGAGGCTAATCCACCGGCAACGGAGAACATCTGAGTTTCGGGAATTTCTTCGTCCGAGTCAGTATCGAATAACCATTCATCATGAGCAGGTGAGTCCCAGTTCAGTCCACGTGTAAGTTTCCTTAAACGTGTTCTTTCCTGGTCAAACACCTTTTCACAAGAACTACAGGATCGGTCGGGCGGTATTGTGTCAGAGGGGCATTTATTAAGAGCCCCTAGCGGTAGGTCTAACGGGGTCGCAGGGTGCGCCACATCGAGGGTGACGGGAAAGTAGCGTGCAGAGTGAAGTTTTCCAGAGAGATTTCGAGATGTGTGGAATCCTTCCCACAGACTAAGCAGGAAGTCGTGAAGGACAGAGTCCTTACGATCGTTCTTATGCCACACATCAACTACCATACGCCAGGTACATCGAGAGATAGGTTTGTGATATCTCAGAGCATAAAGTCGCTTACAAAGTCGCCAGAACAAAAGTCCTTGAGTTCCGGCTTGTCCAAAGGGTATTTTCATAGCCTTACACAACTTTGCGACATTACAGTACGGTGCGTATCTTTCAATACGCTCTCTATACTCAATGTCATGCAACATTATCTCACGAAAATCTTCACGGTCTTGTTGGGATGTCATGTATCGATACCAGGAGTCGGGGATGTACTCAGTTTCAAACTTCTCTCTTTCGAAAGGTTTTCCACTTTTTCCAACACCCCGAGTCGTCTTCACATACTTTCGGGAGGGCAAGAGGATTTCATCGCGTCTTGCCCAACATGCGGTCGTTTGGTTGTTTCGGTCTCGTATTCCATAGGCGGCAAATTCACATTGATGGGGTCCGTCAGCTACCACGTAGTCTGAAATCCAATCTCGGGAAGAGAGGGTCTGGGCGAGCGATGTGACGGTACTAGTCACAAGCTTGACGGCATCAGGGAGTTGGGTCGTACGGAGTTGGGGGCAGTCCTTTATGGGAGATAGCTCATGAAATGATGCTCGGGCAAAAGTCGGAAGTTGCATTCTGGGCTTTTGCTTGTCCCTTTTGTCAGAAAGGTAACACAAAACTGTTGGCCACTCAAAG